GAGGCGTAGTTCTTTCTCCGTACCAGAATTTACTGCGCTATTACGAGCGGCTGCAGTCCGCTTACGGGTGGACGATGCAGGAAATCGACAGGCACGAGATTGCGTTCCTGCTCGATCAGCTTGTGGTAACGGCGATCTGCGAAGAAAGATCGTCCGAGCGATTTATTGACGACGTGATGTAGGGAGGGAGATGGAGTGGCAAAGCGCGGACAGAAGATTGATGAACTCTATCTCGACATCGGTCTCAATATTGCACAGCTGCAGCTGGACTTTGACACGGCGGGCAAGACCGTCTCGGATTCCATCGCACGACTGAACAGCAAGGCAAACAACATTCATCTGAAACTCGATGCCGACCTCGCGAAACTTGACGGTGTGGGGACGGAACTGGATAAGATCAAGGTGCGCCATCAGGCGATCAACCGAGAACTCGACATTCAGCGGCAGAAGGAACAGATTCTTGCAGCTGTTTTACAGTCTGCCAAGAAAAATGACGGCGTGGACAGCGCGTCCTATCGGCGTGCTGAAAGCAACCTGTTACGTCAGCAGCGCACCGTCGCGCAGACGGAAGCCGAGGTACGGAAACTCAACGCCCGCCTCAAGGAGAGTGCGGTTCTCTCCGGCACGCTTGGCGGGCGCATTTCCGCAGGAATGACGGCAGCACAGGCGGGTGTCAAGAATCTGACGAGTGGCTTCAATGTGCTGTCTGCAAAGATGGCTGCCGTTATGGCTGTTGCGGCAACGGGCGCAGGGCTGTTCAACATCACCAAGGACGCAATGCTTGCGGGCGAGAATGTCTATAAGCTCACGCAGCGGCTTCACGTCTCTGCAGGTGAGGCTGCGACGCTCAATCGGGTGTTTCAGCTTGCGGATACGGACATCAAGAGTGTCATACCTCTGATTGCACGTCTGGATAAGCAGGCGGGATCTGCAGGAGAGAGCGGTAACGATACCACACGCGCACTCTCGCGTTTTGGTATTGCGCTCAAAGATCAGCAGGGGAATCTCCTGCCGCTCAATGAGCAGCTGGCGCAGCTTGCCAAGGGATACAAGACTGCAAGCGAAGCGGGGATGGAGGAAGCGTATACCGCAGAAGTCCTCGGAGCACGCGGGGCTGCGCTCATCCCCATTCTCGAACAGTATGACGATCTGATGACCATTTCCTCGCGTGTCAAGACCACGGGACTGCTCGACCCCGAACAGGCGCATGAAACCTATCTCAAATGGCGTGCGATGGAGATGGAAGCAGGGCAGCTGAAACTTGCCCTCGGTGCGGCACTGCTTCCTGTCGCCGAGGAACTCATGCCCGAGATCAATGACGGCTTTGAGTCTCTGGTTGAAACGATTCGGGACAACAAGGACGAGATCAAGGACGCTGTCCTTGGTTGGGGTGAAGCACTCAAGACCGTTGCAGAGCTTGCGGGCTTTGTTGGGGAACAGATTCATAAGGTCAATGAGCACGCCGAGGCAAATTCGTGGCTCTTAAAGAATCATCCCGTGGCTGCGCCCCTTATCCCGATTCCGTTTATCGGTGGTGCGGTCCTCGACGCGCTCTATGGCGATGAGTACAAACAGTATCAGGAAGACCAGAAACTCGCTAAGGAGAAAGCGGCAGCAGAGGAGAAGGCGCGTGCCGAAGCGGAGAAGAATGCCAAGGCGCAAGAGCAGAATGCCAAAGCTGCGAAAATCCGTGCGGAGGCAGAGAAAGATGCCGCAAAGACGGTCAGCGAATCCACAAAGGCGACCGCACAACTGACGGACAATTTATATACACTGACGCACACGGACATCCAGAACAGCCTTCATGCTCTGGATCGTGAATCCTTCGAGTTCTTCCAGAGGGGCGCCGATCCGCATCTCATCGACGAATACCGCATGGCGAAGGAAGCGAAGATTTACGCTGACTTTCAGCGGGACGTTGTGGACAAGGCGAATGCGCTCTACAAGACGGATCTCCAAAACAAGCTGGACTCCATCGCCCGCGAAGCCGATGCCTTTCGTCAGAAGGGACTAGATGAAGTCCAAACGCAGACGTGGCTCAGTGAGAGCAAGGCGCGTGTCATGGAGCAGTGGGAGCGAGACGTTGCTTCCAATATTGACTCGATCTGGAAGACCGAACTTGAGAACCGCCTTGCTGAGATCGAGCGCGAGAAGGATGCGTGGGTGCAGAAAGGTCTGGACGAGGTCGAAGCGACACGTTGGGCGGAGAAGCAGAAACTCGATGCCAAACGCAACGCCGCCTTGGAAGTCCTGCGCTCCCAGAAAGAGGAACTGCAGGTGTTCAAGAAGTCCGGACAGGTCGGATTGATGCAGTACCTTCGCAAAAAGAATAAATTCACGGCAGAGGATCTGGGGCTAACACCGGAGCTTCTCCAACAGTTTCAGTCCGGGCGCAAATGGGCGATGGAGAATCTCCTGCCGAATTTTGCTCCCGAGAAACGAGAGGACAGTTCCAGCATCCGTGTGAATGGGCAGGAGTTCTCGTATGCACAGATGATGGCAGGGCTTGGACGGCAAGCGCAGATTGTGCAGGGAGGGGGACAAAATGTCACTTCTTCCTCCAATGGTGCTCAGTCCGCACCCTCCGTGACAGACAACCGTCAGATTCACATACAGGTACAAATTGAAAACGCCATCACGGAGGACAACGAGGGGATGCGTATGCTTGCCGATCATGTTGCCGACCGCATTCGCCCCGCCGTTGAAAATGCCCTTGGAGGTGATTCCAATTCATATTCACATTGGTGAGGTACGGACATTATCCGTTGAAAACTGGCAGACCATTCCCGATGACCGTCAGCAGCTTTTAGAGATTGTCGGCGGAGCGGTGGTTCAGGATTTCGGTCATGTGACAGAGGGCGACCGCATTTCCTGCTCCGTTGTTGTGACCGCCGCCGACTGGGAGAAAATCAAGGGTTATTGGGATAGCCGTACAATGGTGTCGGTGGTAGACGAAGGTGGGAACATCCTGCCCTCCATGCGTGTTGTGGTGAAATCCTACGAGTATATGGCGCATTTCCCGAAGGTATACAAACTGTCTCTGGAATTTTGGAGGGTATGACAATGGCAGAACTCTTGCATATCTATATGAACAATCCAACCGAGGGCGGCAAAGACGGGACGGAGGTCAGCTCCGGAACGGAACTTGCGCCCATCTCCGTCCTCCTCGATGCGGGCAAGGGCGAGCAGAAAGCCGTCAAATGTGCCGTGCGCTGCGAGAGCGGCTTCCACATCGACGGAGCCTTGACGGTCAAATTCGTCGGCGATCATACGGATAGGTGGAAAGCCGCTACGGATAACAAATACACTGCCGAGACCGCATTGGAGTCCGGCGAGTGGAAAGACAGTATCTCATTATCCAATGTCGGCGACACGAATACCGTCTTCTGGGTCAAGGCACTCAGCAGTGCAGATGAGCCACCACAGCAGGATGTGAGCGTGGACATTCAGGCAGAGGGGACTCCTAGTCTCGAATTGAGGAGGTTCGTATGGCGTTCAAATACATCAATCCGGGCTATGCGGAGCTGCTCTCAGTTCG